AGCGCCGACTGTTGAGAAGATAGAGGTCGTAGTCGTTGGCCGAGGCCCCCCACGGATCGGACCACTGCAGGCTGATGACCCATGAGGGATCGTACGTTATCTGGTTGTAGTTGGTGCCGCCCCCGAAATCGGCCGCATCTCCCCAGGGCGGATTGGGAGCGGGGCGAGGGATCGGGGGCGGGATGCCCACGAAATCCCCCTCCCAGACCCCGGAGGTTCCGTCGTTCAGATTTCCCGAGTTACCGGCCGAGGAAAAGTAGAGCGCGGCCGAAGAACCCAAGCTGAGGTCTACCATGCCGACACCACTGACGAGCCCGGCACGAAGGCAAGATTCAATCTCTATGAAGGTGCCGTGCCAGAAGAGTTCTCCATCCGGAAAGGAAAGGATGGAAAGTGGTTCTTACACAACAAGACTCAGACTCGTGAGCGTCGACCAGACCTTCCGAGTTCAAAGCCCTCGTACAAAGAGATCTCGATTGACAAAGTCAATCCGACTGACGACCGCCAAGCGATGATGCCCAAGCTCGATGGAGCTCATACCATCATTGATTTGAAAGCTGGTCGGGCGCCGAGGGCTTTCTCATACCGTGTTGGCAAGAAGGCGCCGACTGGACTCATAGAGCACACCCACAAAATGCCAGAGCTCCTAAAGACCAAGGTCCCAAAGGAGCTGGACAGGACGATCCTCCGTGCAGAAACACTCGGACTCGACGAGAAGGGCAAGCCACTTTCTGCAGAGGTCCTCGGAGGCCTGCTCAACAGGAAGGTATGGGAGAGCAGGAAAGAACAATCGCGTCTCAAGGCTCGGCTCAAGGCGTTCCCATTCGGAGTGGTACAGTACAAGGGCCGAAACATGGAGAACGCGCCTTTCGATCAAAAACTTGAGGTACTTAAGAAAGTCGAGAACCTCATAGATGAGCTCGAGATGCCCGAGCTCGCCACCACTCCGGCCAACAAGATTCAAATGCTCAATGCCATCAGGTCGGGAAGCCACCCTCTCACTAGAGAGGGAGTAGTGCTGGTGGATAGAGACCGGGACGTGGCTACAATCAAGGCCAAGCTGGTCAATGATTATGACGTCTTTGTCCGAGGCATCCAACCAAATCGAGAGCATCCTGATCGAGCGGGCTCCTTCACCTACTCTTGGACCCCTAATGGACCGCTTGCCAAGAAACAGACAGGCGAGCCGGCAACGGTAGGTTCCGGGCTAAAGCATGATATGGCCAGAGACATGCTACGCAACCCAGACGATTACATTGGCCGCGTAGCAAAGGTGAAAGCTCCTAAGGTGTTTACTAAGGGGGACACTCTGGAAGCGATGTTCCAACCTCGGTTCAAAGAGTGGCACCTCGATAAAGGGGATATTGAAAAGTCCGCCGCTTATGAGAGGATGAAGACTCTCAATGCCAAAGACATTGAGCCTCTACACGGCGTTACCAATCAGAAGTTGATGAGCTCTTTGAAGAGGAGCATGAAACGAAAGGGGTGGATTGGAGACCCTGTAGTAGTGCTCGACGGTAAAGTCCCCAAGGGAGTCTCGGGATCTCATAGAGTAGCGGCGGCTTCTGAGCTAGGAATGAAGATACCAGCTTTGGTCATCGGACCGAGACCAGAGCTGAAAATGTGGAAAAACAAGAGCGACGCAGACGTCATTGAAAGAATGAAGAAGTTCAATCTTCCACGAGCAACTAGGTTGATGGAAAGGCAGCTACCTACTGAGAAACTGGCATTCATCGGTAGGCTCCGAGAAGCGTACCAGCATGCGGATAAGCCACAGGCCTTAGCGATGGCCCTGGGAATTCCCATCGCGGGGCTCGCTCTTGGTCACTTGGGATCAAAAGCTCTCATGGAGAGCATGGAACCTTCCGAAGCTGTCTACAAGCTGAAGGACTTGAAGCGTGCGTTGAAAGCTCGAGGCATACCAGTCAAAGATGAGCCCGACCCGAAGAAGTCGATCTACAAGTTCAAGACCAAGACAGTTCATGCACCTAAGAAGAAGTCGCCTGAGTTCATGGCGCACGAGTTGGAGCATGCCAAGTTGCGAAAGGACTACCCGCGTCTTGGCACCGCGGTGAACATCGCAAGACGATTGGCACCGGCGACGGGGTTTGTTGTTCAATCCCAGCTACCACCAGGAGCAGGGCTTCTCGCTGCCGCGGCAGGGTCAGTCCCCACGTTCGCCGACGAGGCTTACGCGTCACTACGCGCCTACAAGGCGTTGAAGGAGTCTGGAAAGTACACTCCCGAGCAATTGGAGAAGATGAGGAAGAACCTCATAAAGGGGTTTGGGAATTACGGGGTTGGGACCGCTTCTACGGCTTTACCTCTTGCGGTTGTGTCCTCGATGGTGAAGGGTGCGAGCATCAAGGGCTTCGGAGAGAGATTGCTCGGCCGCAACGTACAGCAGGCAATCTCTGCTGGTGAAGGTCGAGTTCTGTCTCACCCGATCGTTCAGCGAGAGATGCAGTGGGGCGAGAAGCCGATACGGAGTTACGTCAGTGAGGTCTTGAAAGGAACTCGCGAGCACATTCATCCCAAGACCCAAGGCAAGGTAGTTCCCTACAACCCGGCCAACCCATACGAGACGACTTCACAAGAGCTGTCGAACCTTCTGCAGAGTGCTCGAGCAGACGTGGTGAAGCAGCAGTCCGCAACACGGAAAGCTCGGCTCATGGCCGCGGGAGCAGGGACGGTGGCAGTAGGAGCGCCGACTGCTGGGATCATGGCTAAAGAAGGGGCCGAGACAGATTCCAAGCTGAAGCAGGTAGCTCCGGCCGCAGCCGGGACCGCCATTGGCGTGACCCCCATAGTGAAAGGGATATCGAGCGGGGCATTGCAACTTCGGCCCTCCAAGACTAGGGGCCCGAGGATGACATTCGAGCAGCTCCAAAGATCCATGCGCCCTGGAGATGTTTTGATGACTGGAGCTGAAGGAGCAGGTACTCCTTTTCATTATACTCTAGCCGGTGGGGACCCAAGAGCGTTTCATGCTGAGGTTGCCAAAGAGGTGAAACCCGGAGGAGAGTATCGCAGCGTCCACTCTCTGGGAGGTAAAAAAAGAGGCGGCCAGGCTGTTACTCAGTGGACACATGTTAAACCAGAGGCCCATTACATCATCCGCCGAGTTAAAGATCCTGCACTGAGGAAACAACTCCTTGAGGGAGTACAAGACATAGCCACTAAAGAGGAAGCCCTACATAGGGCTTTCGGACCCCATGCACGAAGCACTCAATACCAAAAGCCACTGCAGATCTCATCGGCCTTTAGAAACATCCTTCCTGGATTCTTGAGAAATCTGCTTCCTGAGGTGCGTTGCTCCGGAGGTATCTGCTCCACCCTTCCCTCTGAAGCAGCTCCTACTCTCGTGCCGGGGGTGAAGCCCAAGGAAGTGCTACCCCACCATCTCCTCGCGGCACCTACGATGGAGACGGTGGGACACTTCACCCCTGAGCTTACAAAAGCACAAAGATTGTCTCTGGCCTTGAAGGGTGCCGCCCCGTGGGCACTGAGAGGTGGTATTGGTCTGGGTCTTGGCTACGGAGCTTACCGAGGAGCCAAGAAGTTGATGGAAGACGAGAAGCCGCCAGTGAAGGAAGCCGGAGTTCGGGAAGCTCTGTACACAGCTCTCACTGGCAGAGTGCCTTTGCAGCACGGGACATCCAAAACTATTTCTCGGGAGATCGCCAGGACGGGAATCAAGCCACAGGGGTCCAGAGGTATATCGGACGTTTTTGATCTGTCGGAGGCGGAGAAGGGGCTTGCGTTCCTCACTCGCAATCCGGCAGAGTCAAAACTGTTTGCTCACCAGGCCGAGGGTCTTCGCCGGGTGCAGCTTCTACGAAGTCTCTTGAAAAAGAGAGTTCCCACGGTGTCCAAAGAGATAGAGGGCGTTTTACAAGAGGCTCCCAAAGTTGAAAAGGGGTTAGCTATGCTCGCAGGTATGGTACCTGGGGGTAAGAAGATCGTCCGCGCCAACATTCCTCGGCAGACGTTGAAAGCTAGAGAAGGGACAATCCCTGAGCTCACAGAGAACCCCCTCATAGAGATATCTAGACAGATGCACAGTAAAGTCCACCCTCAGATGGAGCAGGCAGTAGCCCTTCCTTTCAAGAGTGTAGTTTCGGTGAAGGGCGGGGTGCCCGCAAAGTACGTCAAAGGTTCGCCCTCGTATCAGCGACCAACCTTCTCTGAGATGCGGGCGAACCTTCGGTCGGCGGCGAAGGATCCTAAGGAATACGGGAAGGACGTTCTCCGTTCTCTGACCGGAGTATCCCACCGGCCCTCGACTATTTTGAAGAGGAACCCCCTCTAGTTACCACTTAGTGTTTCCCATCTTCAAAGCTTCCTTCTTCTGCTTCTTCTTCTCCTGCTTGTCGATGCGATCGAATCCACCCTTCAAGATCTTCTTGAGGAAGGTCATTCGGTGGTACGGACTCGGCCCACAGGTGATGATCTTCTGCCGGTGCTCCTTCGTTCCGTAACCAGCGTTCTTCTCCCAGAGATACTCCGGGTACCTCTCCGAGAGTTCGGTCATGTACCGATCACGCATGACCTTCGCCACGATGCTGGCCGCGGACACTTCCCAGAATTTGTCGTCGGCTTTGGGACAAGCCCAATGCTTTCCCTCGTAGCCTTTGATCACTTCGATGCCATCGACGACGAGCTCCATGTTGGGCGGAGCTTTCTTCAGAGCTAGATTGGCGATGGTGTGCCAGGCTTCAGTAATGCCCACTTGGTCGATGTAGTAGGGCTCGGCCCATCCTTCCCCGAAGTACGAGCATTGCTGGAGAATGAGAGGAGCGAGTTCCTCTCTCTTCTTCTTCGTCAGCTTCTTGGAGTCGGCAACACCCTCGATCTTGGGGTGGCCTTTTGGAAACGCTATGACTACGACAGTCATAGGTCCCGCGATACAGCCTCGACCTACTTCATCGAGGCCTCCGTACAAAACGCTTTCCGAACTTGTTTGGTCTCCCATGTTCTTTGCTCCAATGTCTGTGCTGTATCAAAACCTCTGCTTGTATGTGAGTATCTTCGATCCGTATGACAGGTAGCTCGCACCCATTCTCTTCCGCCCAATATCGAAGATATTGCCGGATGGGCTCGCGAGTCTCTTTTCGTACTGGCATTCGTAGGGTAATCTTGAGTATGACCCTGATGGGGTCTACGGTAGGAAAGATTTGAAATGTTGGATCAACAAAGTCGTCACCCATTGCACGCAGCATTCCCTGCCGTGCGTTTTCTACCCACGACAAGCGCTTGCGCAAGATGTCTTGGCTAACTTTGGACATCGGGCACCTTGTACCGAGATTGTAGATGCTAATTGAACTCAATCCCAACGGCAAAGCGCATCCTTACGACTACTTTGAAGAGGATGAGGATGCCGCTCCTGATAACATCTATCTCGATGAGGACGAAGAGCAGCGTCAGATAGAGTCGATGGAGGAGATTCCGGCAACTCCCTCTGAGTTCGTCGAGTTTGCCATTTACCTCCCAATCAAAGGCGGACTTCAACCATTCAGCTTCAACAACCGCCGTTATCTGAAGACCATCTACGACAGCCCGGCCAAGAGAAAGCTGCTGATGGCTGGTCGCCAGGTCGAGAAGTCCACCTACCTAGGCAACACAATCCTCTCCTACGCATCGATGAACCCCTTCTTCCGATGCTTGTATGTCAGTCCTTCGAACACCCAGACCAAGGTGTTCAGCCGGGACCGTATCAAGGAGCCGATGGAGATCTCACCGGTCCTCCGGTACTTCTCCAATAGCAAGCTTCTTGCCAACGTCTTGGAGAAGAAGTTCGTCAATGGATCCCAGATCACGATGCGCTTCGCGTTCCTCAACGCCGACCGCGTCCGTGGTATCCCAGCCGACTACATCAACTGCGACGAGTTCCAGGACATTCTTCTGGAGAACGTGCCCGTTATTGAAGAGTGTGCATCCCACTCCGAGTACAAGCTCTTCACCTACTCAGGAACTCCCAAATCTCTGGACAACTCCATCGAGCACTACTGGTCTCGTTTCTCTACACAGAATGAGTGGGCTGTTCCGTGCAAGCATCATGGTCTTCCAGGAACCCCAAGCACTTGGCATTGGAACATCCTGGACGAAGCCAACATAGGCAAGAAGTCTCTCATCTGTGACAAGTGCGGGGAAACTATCCATCCAGCCGATCCAGACTGCAAATGGGTCAGCCTCAATCCGGAGCCAAAGGTCGAGAAGCCGTTCGAGGGATACAGGCTGCCACAGCTCATGGTGCCTTGGATCGACTTCTCAGACATCCGAGACAAGCAGGTCAAGTACAGTCGAGCCAAGTTCTACAACGAGGTCCTCGGTCGTAGTTACGACGCAGGCACTCGTCCGCTCACGCGCCAGGACATGAGGAAGAACTCCTGGGATGAGCTGTCCATGGCCTACTACCGAGATGTCATCAAGTGGGCCCAGCAGTACCCCATCTTCATGGGCTTGGACTGGGGAACGGGTGAGGGGACGTTCACCGTAATGGCGCTTGGGGGTTACTTACCTTTCGCCCCGGAGAAGTTCACGTTCTTCTATCTCCATCGATTCGATGGCATCGAGTCCGAGCCCAAGGTACAGCTCGAGATCATCAAAACGCACGTCCGGGATTTCAATGTCCGGTTCATCGGGGTCGACTACGGTGGAGGTTTCTGGCCCAACGACGAGCTCGTGCGAGATTTCGGAGCGGAGAAGGTCAAGAAGTACCAGTGGGTCGGACAGGTCAAGAAGAAGATCGTGTTTGAACCTCGGCTTGGTGTTCCTCGTTATCTCTGTCACCGCACCGAGGTCATGTCTGACCTGTTCAACGCCATCAAGCGTGGGGATGTGTTTCGGTATCCACGGTGGGAGGAGTTTGAAGATCCCTTCGCCATGGATCATCTCAACATTTTCTCAGAATACAATGAGAGGGCCCGGATGAACGTGTATAAGCACGCTCCCGGTCACCCAGACGATACATTCCATGCCTGCACCTATTGCTTCCTGGCTTCGTACTTTTACAAGGTACGGCCCGACGTTATTCTTCCTCAGAAGGAAGTGGATCGGGTCCAGGGCATGGCTCGGGAAGATCTAGACCATCTGCGTATTGAGGAAATCTGAGCCTGATGTGCTTTTCTTTTAGCCCTCGAACATCATCGGTCTCAAGCTTCTTGAGTTGGAACTGAGGACCTCGAGTTTTGTAGTCCATGAGGCTCTGGAGAGTGACATATACCGTGCGGTCGTCAGCGACATGGATTTGATGAAGGTCACCATCTTTGATTCTCCGAAAGAAAGTAGCCCGGGAGCACCCGAGGATCTCACGGGCCTCCTTCTGGTCCACCAAAACCTCCCCACCTGCCTGAATTCTTCCCACAATATCAGCCCCGTGTTAGGTTGAAGGAGTCGTAATCCCTATGGTACCTACCGCGGCACAGTGAGGCCACACATGGAAGATACGATCTTTGGGCTGCCCGCTCAATCCCATGCCAAGCTCTCCCACGACGACCTCCAGTCCATGGGGAAGCAGGCAGCGGTCGATTACCTGACCAACGGAACCTCCCTCAACGACGCTGTGATCAAGCTGGCCAAGATGCACCCCAGCATCTCGACTCACCAGGTCCGGCGTGTGGTGGAGTACGCCAATCAAGAGACGTTTTCTCGCTTGTTCACGGACGGCGAGAAGTACGCCAATGACAAGAACATCGACTTTGACGTGGCAGACCCGGGGGCTGTCCTCCATTCCCTCGAGATCGCAGCCCAGCCCGAGAAAGTGGAGGCTACTCCTGATGAGTACGGATGTGAGCCTATGAAGACCGCTCACGCCGACGTCGAAGCCGATCTGGCCCTGGCCAGAGAATTCGGAGTCGACCTCGCAACCCCAGGCTCCGAGCGCACATCTTTCATGGTGCTGGAGAAGGAAGCCCAATCTAATGACTTAGTCATTACCAACATCATGACTGTGGGCAAGACCAAGGAAGCGGATGGCTCCGTAGCGGACCGCATCATGATGGCCGGCGAAGAAGGCATCATGCCCGAGAGTGCCGCAGCCCTCTCTACCGATCAGGTTCCAGACGTGGCTCGTCAAGAGAATGAAGAGGAAGCGGCGAAGAAGGAAGCAATGGGCCCCATCGCTCTCGACGCCGGCGGCGAGGCAGCTCCAGGAGATGTGGGAGAGGAACAATCTCAGCACCCGGAGATCACACATAGAGAGAACATGCGGGCTATGGAACGCCGCATCGAGCTCGAGAAGAAGAAGCAAGAACTCGTGACGATGCAGGCCAAGTCTGTTCAGACCGCAGGGGACATGGGCGGTGCCCCGCCTCCTCCAGGGGATGAGGCTGGCCCACCACCTGCTGGAGGCGGTGACGCGGCACCTCCTCCTCCTGAGGGCATGGGGATGGATCCAATGGCAGCTCCCCCTCCCGGCGGAGCGCCGATGGGTCCAGCAGGTGGGATGCCTCCTCCTGAG